ACCAATGGCGCGATGGCCGGTTTGCCGATTACCGCGATTTCCTGATGGCCAGCGTTGACAACGCCGGCGAGGCATTGGACGCGATGGCGCGGGGCTGGCGGTATTTCCGCGTCGCGGCAAAAGGCGATGCGGCCAAGCTCGGGCGCGAGGTTTCCTGTCCCGCATCAAAAGAGGCGGGCGCCCGCACTACCTGCGCCGCGTGCCGTGCCTGCGGCGGGCTGGCCGCGCGCGCGAAGGCGTCAATCGTAATTCAAGCTCACTGAGGGGGGTAGAACTATGGCCACACAACGGGCGATCGCATTCCTTCGGGCATACCGGGCGGCCAAGACCTTCGCTGAGAAGCTGGCATTGTCCCGGGCCTATATCGCAGCGGGAGGGTAGGCGGCGCCGCTGACCTTGCGCCACCCAAAACCAGCCGGCCGGGCCCATCCCGCGCCGGCTTTTTGGGTGCCAGCTTGCCACCCGTTGCCGATACCCTCATGCCCGCGCTATGGTGCCACAATGACAGACACTCCACCGCCCGATCGCCGCGCCATGCTCGTGCGCTATGCCCGCATCGCTTACGGCGCCGCGTGGCATCAACCGCTGGCCGACGCGCTCCGCGTCAATCGCCGCACGGTGCGACGATGGGGCACGGGCGAGGCTCTGCCCCCGGCCAGCATCATAGCCGAATTGCTGCCGTTGCTGCAGCGGCGCCGCGCCGAGATTGATGCGGCGATCGCGCAGCTGCGGACCACTGCCGGACCACCGGACCACGGGACCACGGATGAGGGACCACGGGACCACCGGCCGGCGTAGGGCCCGAACGGCTGGGCTGCGGGCGTGCGCCAGTACCAGCCGCCGCCAAACAGCAGGCTGATAACATACAAGATCCAGAACCAGATGCCTGCGGTCATCGCGCCCCCTCCATCATCTGGCGCACCGCCTCGCAGCTCTCGCGCACGGCGGCCATCCTGCGGTCGATCAGCTCAAGGACGCACATTGCCTGCCCGTTGACCAGCGTGTTTGCGGCACCGCGCGCGAGGCCGGTCGGCTGCAGCGTGATGACCAGCGCCGGGTTGATCAGCACCTCGGTGCCGTCGGCGCGGTGCAAGAGGAGCAATAGCGCGACGACCTGCGACATTCGCGCGCACCTTTGTCAAAGATGATGATAATGCGCAACAAACAGCTTGCACCCGGGCGCAGGCAGGCCTATGTTGGCGATACCAACAAGGAGAGACGAGATGAGCGCGCAGAACATCAGCTTCGACCGCCAGATCGAGAACGTCCGCAACCTCACCACCCCGCCCTACAGCTACGAACTGCGCAGCTACGAGGTCGCCCAGGTGACCGCCACCACGCTCTCGGTGACGCGCAGCTACAGCCATCCGGGCATGAAGGTCGAATGGCACGAGTGCCTTTTCGTCGGCCCGCGCGGCGGGATCAAGACAATCTACAAGAACCTGTACTGAGGAGAGACGAGATGAGTTACGTTGTCTCAATTAGGAAAGATCAAGTCATTGTTTCCCGTGGTGTCATGGAAAACGAAGTGACCGCGCATGTATCAAGCGTAGAGGAGTTTATCGCTGTGGTGACGGAGTATGACGAAACAATGTATTTCTCGTCCACAATGGATTTCCCCCGCGACAGCACAAGCAATCCCCAAACTCTCGCGCTTGTGCAAGCCATTCGTGAGGCTTGCGAGAGCTAGCCCCCCGAGATCGGCAGCGGGTGCCGCTGGTTGGCCTCCTCATAGGCCTTCTGGCGGCGCCGCTCCGCCTCGTCCGTCTCCAGGTTCGCCAGCGCCACGATGACGGCGGCCAGCCGCGCCGCCTCGGCCGGCGTCAGATCGTACGGCACATGATGCACCCGCACCGTGACGTCGGGCCGGATCATGATCGGCAGCACGGAGCCTCGCGAGCGCCGCGGGCGGGCCCTCCCGAGGCGCGCCGCCACAACATCAGCCATCGGTTATCCTTTTTTCCAACTCGTCGAGCTGTTTACCGATATGGCGGAAATGGATCTCCTGCCACAGAACACCGATGGCAAATCCCAGCCAAGCAGCTAGAATTAAATCCCCCGACATAACGGCCCGTCACCCCCTCACCAGCCGCACCAGCCCATAGCCGAGGCGCTGCAGCTGCTCGCGCAATTCCAAAAGGGCCTCGAAATCAGCCGCCACCGCACGCAGGTCGCGCCCCGTGCGGTGCCGCATATGAAGCTCGTAGCGCTCCGGCGGCGGCGCGGCGCGGGCGCCAGGAAAGGACGGGCTCACAAACGCTCGCGCCCGGCGCGCAGCACGTCGTTCATCGGTATCCCCCGCCCAAACTTCTTCACCAGCTCGGCATATTGCCGGCGGCAGTCAAACACCCGGCAGACCACCGGCGCGCGATCCCAGATCGAACACCCGCTCTCGCCCAGGTAGACGCAATCGCCATTGTCGCGATGCCGCAGCACCGACCAGAACTCCCCAGGCGCTACCCGCAAAACCGCGTGCTCGTAGGTCTCGACCCGGTCGCCCTCCTCGGGCACCAGCACGATCAGCTGGTCCTTGCAGCACGCCCGGCACCCGCCACAGGGAACGCCGGCGCGCTTCATCGCATCACGCTCCGACGGTGGCGCGTCTGTCGTAAACCGATATCCCGCCATCGAGCGCCTGGATGACCTTGCCAAGCCGCATCGAGGCGTCTTCGAGGTGTCGGTAGGCCAGCATTATATTAGCTGCGGCTTCGCCGTTTAGCTCGCTGTTCTTTATCTCAAGCACGGCCGCCGCTGTTTCCTTGATTTTAATGCGCTGTTCATTGGCGCTGTCAATGACACTCATTGTCCCCCCCCGTCACCGCGTCCTCGAGGTGTGGCGCGGCTCGCGGCCGCCGATGTTGTGACCCCTCAACGAGGGATGCACCGCCAAACCGCCCTGGCCGGCCCCCAGCCCGTCGGTCGCGCCGGCTTGCGGCATCGGCGGCTCGACATCCGGCATCCCAACCGGCCCAGAAACCGCTTCCGGTGGCGCTGGAGTGGGGGTAAGGGGGGGCCCGGCTAGGGTACTGGCCGCCAGGGCCTTCAGCGCGCCAGACGGCTTCCCAGTAGTCTTAATGACGATCCGGGGTTTTTTGAGACCGCGCATCACGGCTTCCCCTTGTCCTTGAGGTAGGGCGCCATCGAGGCGTCATACGCCAGCCCGCCTTCGCCCGGCTGCGACTTGTCGTGGAAGGGCACCGGCGCAATCCGCCCGGCGCCGCTCTCGCCGCCGGCCGAGCGGCCCGCCTTCCAGCCGACCATGCCGTCCTTGTAGCCGTCCTCGTTGGGCAGGACGTGCTTGTACTCGCTGTTGCCCGCAGCGGACGCAAAGACGCGCTTCGGGCGGCTTTTTGGGCCAGGGAAGAGCTTCGATGATTTCATGGGCGCCTCGCGAAGCCAGCGCGTGTCGCGTACCACAACTATGCGCGCGGCTGTTTCAGTGTGCAACATCTAGGTTGGCAACAGCCCCACCCATCGCAGGAGCGCCACCGCCAACGCGAAGGCCAGACAGGCGGCGGCAAAAGTTCGCGGTGCGTTGACCTTGTTGCGAATTGCCGCCTCGATGCCGCTGCCGTAGATCACCCGTTCCCCCTCTTGAGCCCGTAAACATCGGCCAGGGTGTCCAACCCCAGCTTACAGATCCCGGCGACCTCCTGCCTGTTGCGGCTCATCCGGCGCGCCAGCTCGCTGATCGTGCAGCCGAGCGCCAAGGACGCCGTGTAGTCCCACAGCGGCCCGAGCCGGGCCTCGGCCTGCCGGTAGCGGCGCACCGCGGCGAGCCGCGCCTCGGCGTAGTGCCACCCGGGCGCGCCACAGCTGCCGGGCTGATTGCGCGCGCCCATGACGCCGAGCTCGTAATCGTCGCGCAGCCGCTCGCCGGCCTCGGCCTGCCGCGGCTCGATCGACCCGTCGCGCAGCAGGCGCTCGATCGACGAGAGCGCCCGGTACATCCTGGCGCCAGCCCGTGCCGCCTCGGCGTCGGTGCCGATCGCCGGAGCCGAGACAAAGGCCGAGCGGGCGCGCCGCTCCGGCGTCGGCGCGTTGACGTCAGTCATGCTCGGCGCCCTGCACGGCAGCGTTGGCGGTGTCGACCTCATCATGCTCAAGGATCAGCGCCTCCGGACCCGCCGTCTCGGCCTCGAGGCGGGCCAGCGCCTCGGGCCCGACCGTCGGCTCGCGCGGCGGCGCCGGGACGATCGGGTCTGGCTGCTCGGCGTAGCGCTGCAGCTCGGCGAGCGCGCTGGTGATGCGGCGGGCGCGTTGCTCGAGGTCGCTCCGCGCCGCCGAGAGGCGGCCGCCGACGGCAAGGTAGGTCTCAAAGCTCGAATACCCGACCTCGCGCGCCCAGGCGTCGAGATCGCGGCGGCCGTCAAGTGATTTGCTAAGCATTGGGGTCCTCCTGTGGGATTGCCGTGACGCCGAGCGCCTGGGCGAGCGTCTTAAAGCCCGCCTCCGGGGCGACATGCTCGCGGCTGCGCTCGGGGTGGTTCCAGTCGCCGTCGAGTTCGCGTTGCTTTTGGGCGCGAATGGCGTCGTCGCGTTCCTGCGCCGACGACCAGCCGGCACCGCGGGCGAATGCCTCCCGGTTCTCGCGCTGCTTTGCCTCAAGCTGGCGCCGCTTCGTGCGCTCAGCCTCGTCAACCATGATCGGGTCGTACCACTTGCCGTGGGGGTCAGGCGGCGAGGTCTGCTCAAAGATGCCAAGGCAGACGCGGCGGAACGCGTAGACATCGATGTGCCATGCCTGCTTCTCGGCCTCGCTCATCTCGGCGTACTTTTTCTTGCCCGGGGCCGGCCCCTCTTGCTCAATCCCCAGCGTATCGCGCTCCTCGATCGCCAGCTTGACGATGTCGGCCGGTGTCGGCCGGCGGTTCTGCGTCAGCCGCCACCGGCCACAGGCGCGCGACACTACCTCGGGACCGAACTGGATCAAGTCCTCGATCCAGTCCTCGACCTGGGCGCGACGCACCTCCTCCGGTTCATTGGCGGTCCAGTAGTGGTTGAGCAGGCGCGTCACCAAGCTCGCCACCTGCCTCACTGATCCCGTGTTTTCGGATGTATGCTTCGGCGGCATTGTAGCCCCCCTCGAATAGCGCGGCGGCGGGGCCGGGCCGATAGGTGCCCGGGTGCTTGTCGTGACCATTGCGGGCGGGTGGCGCTCGCGACATGCAGGCGATGAAGTAGCTCGCCGGGTTGACCGGGTTCGCGGCCTCGGTTGCGACCAGAGCCTCGAGGACCGCGACCTCGCCATGCTGCTTGCAGAACTTGCCGAGCAACGACCGCCGGTCCTTGCCGAGCATCGCTATCCCTCGGTCAAAAACCTCTTTGGTCGGGTCGATCGGCGGCAGAGGCGTAGCCTCTGAACCTTCTTCTATGGTGGTGATGGTTGATGGTTGATGGTTAGCGTCCGCTACGCCATTACGGGTAGCGATCTTTAACTTCTTGATTTTATTACCAAGCTGTCCGTTTTCTGAAGCATTTCTGAGACGGATCTCAGCGTTTTCTAATTCTTTTTCGGCACGTTTCTGACCGATTTCTGGCCCGTTTCTCGTGATTTTCCCCTTGGCCTCGAGCCGATCGAGCACCGCGTTGACCTTGTTGCCGTGCGCCTTTGTGCTGGCCCTGAGGAGGTCCTCGGCGACGCGTCCGCCGCGGCTCCAGATCAACGCACAGAGCCGGATGTAGAGCCCCTCCTCCTCGAGCGTCAGCCCGACCGTTCCAGCCAGCCACTCATCGGGCGAGAAGTCGACGCGCCGGACCTTCATGCCGCCCGCTCCCGCTGGCGCAGCGTCAGCAGCCGGTGGGCGGCGGCGAGGCGCAGGACCGTCTGCTCGGCGCTCGGATTATTCGGCGGGTCGACCTGCCCGACCGCGAGCAGCATCTGGTGGCGGGTCAGCCCCTGGTAGAGCCAGAAAACATATTGCTCGACAGCAATCTCGTAGTGATCCTGGGCCATCTCATGCGGCTCGCCCGATGCGGTTGTCGGGATCGACCCAGTCGGCCGGCAGGCGGCCCCAGCTCTTCAGCGTGTCGCGCACCGCGGGCCAGCTGTCGCAGACCGCGTAGCGCACGCCATGCATTGCGCATTTCGCACTAAACTCGATTTGCGCTTCGCTCAATTGCCCGCGGCGCGCCCGACCGAACAGGCGGCGCTCCTCGGGACGCTTCAGCTCGATGCAGCCGCACCCGTCGCGCCACAGAAACGTCAGGTCGGACGCGCCCGGCGTCAGCTGGCCGTCGCGCTTCAGCCGAGCGACGACGCGCGCCGCCAAAACCCGCTCGGCCGGCGTCCTGGCCGGGATGAAGATGCCGTTCGAGCTGGCGACGACGACCGCGGCGAGCGGCGCGAGATGAAGCCGGACCATGATCTCGCGCTGTAAGTCCCGCTCGGCCTGCCGCATCACCCCTTCCCCCCTCCGGAAAACACCCTATGTGGGCATCAGCAACATTGCTCTTGCCCAGGCGCCGCTTTATGCGGTAACGAGGTGGTGTCGGCTTTCCTCGGCGGGCGGCCGATAGACATCCGGCCGGATTTCCCACAGCGGGATGTCGAGCACGTCGCTGACGGTGCGAGCGTGATGGATAGGCAGGAGACCGCGACGGGTGCGCTTGTAGCCGCACACCGTGGACCAGTGAACCCCAAGCATGTCGGCCAGGACGACAATGCCACCGGCACGCTCGGCAATCTCGTCAATCGTCATGGGCGGCACCCGATGTTGTTGCCACAAACGGTACGGCGCGTCCGCGGGGACGACAAGGGCAAACATGTTGGCGAAGGATATTTCAACCTAGGAGAGAAAAAGTGAGCGGGCGTGAACAATACGTGGGGCCAGAGCGGCGCTCTTCCGAACGTCGGGACGCCGAGCAGGCAACCGACGCGACGGACTTCGACTTACTGCTCAGCGACAGCCCCGAGCTGCGTCAGCTGATCGGCCGGCGAATGGGGGCGATCCGCCGCCTGCAAAAGCACAGCCAAGCCGTCGTCGCCCAACATCTCGGCGTATCGCGGCCACATCTGAGCAACATCGAAATAGGCCGCAGTCGTACAAGCTGGGCCGGCCTGAGCGCGATGGCCGATTACTATAAACTTGGCTTGCGAGAGCTGATCGATGATTGCAGCGCTCACCTTGCCGATCCCCGGGGAGCCGTGCGCCCCTCAAAAACTCGAACTGGAGGCGAGGGAATGCAGAACAATAACGGCGGCGAAAAAGCCACCGCTCCCGAGATGCTGACCGACGACGAGCGCTTCATGCTCGGGCTGCTGCGCCTGCTGGCGACCGACGAGCAGCGCCGGATTGCCTCCGATATCCTCGAGCTTGTGCGCCACCGTAGCCAACAAATCGTCAACCACCAAAAAAATTGTTGACGACCCGCTTGCGCATACCTGTTGCCTGGGGCAACATGACGCATACCCCAAACAGGGAGGCGTCAGGCGATGCAGGCAGGCCTCAAAAATCTCCTCGAAAACGTCCGCTCCAGCACCGATAGGGCGGACCCGCTCGGGCGCTCGCTGATGGCGGGGCTGGGCCTTTTCGCCGTCGTGCTCCTCGCGATCGGTTGGGTGTCGCTGTGAGCGACCAGCTCGATCCGCGAGCCCCGGGCGATCTCACCGTCCTCCCGCCGCCGCGCCCCGAGCAAACCCTCCTCGAGATGATCGCGCGGGCCGCCGCCGACCCCCAGAGCGACGTCGACAAGCTGGAGCGCCTGATGGGGCTCTACGAGCGCCACATGGCGCGCGAGGCGCATGCCCAGTACACCCAGGCCCTCTCCGAGCTGCAGCCCGAGCTGCCGGTCATCGAGGAGCATGGCGAGATCCTCGATCGCGCCGGCAACGTGCAGAGCCGCTACGCCAAGCTGGAAGATGTCGCCGAGGCGATCAAGCCAGTCCTCGCCGCGCACGGGTTTGCGATCACGTTCGCGATCAGCCAGGAAGGTGGCCAGCTCAGCGTCACCGGCAAGCTTTCCCACAAGGGTGGGCACGTCGAGGAGACGACGATCGCGCTGCCGGCCGATACCAGCGGCAACAAGAACACCGTCCAGGCCTGGGGCAGCTCGACCGCCTACGGCATGCGCTACACGGCGCGGGCGCTCCTCAATCTGACCAGCCGGGGCGACGACGACGACGGCCAAGCCGGCGGCACGGCGCTGATCACCGAGGGCCAGCTCGAGGCGCTGCGCGCGCTGGCCGAGACGGCCGACGCCGATATGCGACGGTTCTGCGAATTTTTGCAGGTCACCAGTCTCGACCGGCTGCCGGCGCGGCGCTACCGCGTCGCCGAGCGGGCGCTGCAGGACAAGATCGCCCAGGCGCAGCGGCCGGCACCATCCGACCCTACCGACGACAAACCCCCTCCCTCCCCAAGGAGGCGCCGGCCGTGAGAAACCGACGCAGCCGGGCCCAGGCCCACTATAGACAGCTGCCACCAGCAGGTCGCCTCGGTGACGCCCCGGTCGAGGCGAACGTCCACGACCAGATGACGGCGGTCGTCCATGCGATCGACGAGGTGTTCAACGGTCAAATCGGAGGACCGGGGCGCAAGGTCGGTTTCGTCCTGATGGTCTTCCCGTTCGAGGGGTTCGACGGGCGCTGCAATTTCGCCAGCAACGGCGCCGATCGGCGCGACGTCGTCGTCCTGATGAAAGAGATGATCGCCCGGTTCGAGGGCCAGCCCGAGATGAAGGGGACCGCATGAGACCCGTGCGATGATTGAGCTCCTCGACATGCCGCAGGGCAGCCCCGAATGGTTCGAGGCGCGGCGCGGCATCCCGACCGCCAGCGAGTTCGCCGCCGTCATGGCCAAAGGGGGCGGCAAAATAAGGCGCGCCTACATGATGCGGCTCGCCGCTGAGCGCATAACTGGCGAGGTGCAGGACGGGTACACGAACCGGCATATGCAGCGCGGCCGCGAACTAGAGCAGGAGGCGCGCGAGCTCTATGCCTTCGTCCACGGTGCCGAGCCGCAGCTCGTCGGCTGCTTTATCCGTGACGGGCGCGTCGGCTGCTCGCCCGACGCCCTCCTCGGCGATGACGGCGTGCTGGAGATCAAGACGAGGCTCCCGGGCCTCCTGATCGAGGTCCTCGATGCCGGCGCCGTGCCTCCGGAATACCGCGCCCAGGTCCAGGGCAACCTATGGATAACCGGGCGCCAATGGTGTGACTTCACCTGCTACTGGCCGGGCATGCCGCTGTGCGTCATCCGGGTCCCGCGCGACGAGGCCTATATCGAGGAGCTGGCCCGCGAGGTCGACCGCTTCCTCGCCGACCTCGAGGCGGTTGTCCAACGTGTCTCGGCCGGCTCCAGCCAGTTTCGCAATCAGCTCGAGAGGAGCGCGGCGCTATGAGAAAAGAAACACTACTGCGCGCCCTGGTCGCCGTCCGCGAGAGGCTCGCTAACGCCGATCGGAACGTCGCCGACTGGCTTCAGGAGCGCGACCGGCGCCGGCGCCAGGAAGCCGTCTTCCTGCGCGGGTTCGTGCGGCTCGAGGGGTCGCAGCGCAAGGCCGCGATCGTGACAGGGGTCCACTACTCAACAATCTCACGCCTTCTCAATCGCGAGGCCCACGCAAAGGTTCGCGCGAGCCAGCGTGCGCGCCGCGCTGTTGCAACAATTCAGAATGTTGCAACACCTCCGCCCCCTGATAAGCCCGAGGAGCCCATGGTGAAGACGAACGTCGTGGAGCTGCGGCGGCAGCGCCCTGACTGGCATCGTCGCGAGCCCCGGCGGTCTGAAATGCACAAGTGGTATGACCAGTACCTGGGCTGGACCAAGTCCGCACAAAAAACCGCCAGGATGTTCATCTTCAACGAAAGCTGGAGGCTTCCCGATGCAGCCTACTACGATGACGACAAGCCCGGATCATCCGATCGTAACAGTGCCGTGGGAACGGATGAAAGACGTGCCAAGGGAGCTGATTGAGCGCGCCTTCACCTCCTGCCAACGGGGCAGCGCGGGGCACTGCATCAATACCAACTTGGTGCGCGCCTACGCCAAGCATCAAGGCCGAAAGATCCGGGCCCCAATGACGTATAAAGGCGATTTCCACTGGTCTGAATGTGTCGATGGCCAATGGTGCATGTTCGTCGCGCCGCTGACCCTCAAATACGTCAAAAAAATCGACGGATATGACCACGACGCCAAGCACTTCGATGCGCCAGCCAAATGCCCGATGGGACCAGTGCGGTTTGTCGGCTTTTGCACTGAAAGGTCTGACGACCCCCAGGTGGTAAGGGAGCGCCGGGCGCGGGTGAACGCCCGGGTCGCAGAAGGTAAGCTGGTCCCCGGCAGCCGCTTCCGTGAGCGCCAGACCCCCTACGTCCTGGCACAGAACGGGGCGGAATGACCGCCGCCAAGATCAAGGAGGAGCTCCTCGCCCTCGCCCGCGAGCTGGAAGAGAGCTACGGGCTGCCGGTGCGTGCCGAGCGCCTGCGCGTCCTGGTCGCGCGCCTGAACGAGCCTTGCGCCATCTGCGGCCGGATCCCCGGCTGCGATTGCCTGGGAGGTCCCTACCAGCCATGACCGAGCCTGTGGAGCGCGGCGCTGTGAAAATCCCGGTCGAAAAGACCACGGTTGACCTGAATAGCGGGCAGGAAACGACGGAAACCGTGAGTATGGACCTGATGCCGCCCCCGGCGGACGCCTGTCCAGTCTGCGGCAACCAACCCGCCCACTCCGAGGAGGAGCCGCATAATGCCTTATCACTCTACTACCAATATGCGTTCTACGGGCAGCACGGGCGCTGGCCGACCTGGGCAGATGCGGTAGCGCACTGCTCCGAAGAGGTGCGGATAAGGTGGGAGCAGGAGCTGCGTAAACGCGGCCTCTGGAGCGAATAA